CAGAAATGAAACTACTAGAAACATCAATATGGGAGGATGGATATACAATGCCTGTGGTTTGTTATTACATTCCAGAAGATGACGTTTACGAGATAGTAGATGGTTACCACAGATACACAACCTTAAAAACTAGTGAAAGGATATTAGAAAGAGAAAAAGGATTCTTGCCAGTAGCTGTTATTGAAAAAGATATGTCTAACCGTATGGCTTCAACTATTCGACATAACAGAGCTAGAGGCTCTCATTCTGTTGAGTTAATGAGTAATATAGTTTCTGAGTTAGTAGAGTCTGGAATGTCAGACGCTTGGATATTAAGACATATTGGAATGGATAAAGACGAACTACTAAGGCTTAAACAGATAACAGGGTTAGCTTCAATGTTTAAAGATGTTGAGTTTAGTAAGTGTTCTGAATTAGATATTATGCCAGATGCAATCTAAGAAGTACAGCATAATAGAGAGCGTAGCTAATACCTTAATAGGGTTAGTTACCTCTTTTATTATTCAAGTAATAATATACCCTTTGTTAAACATTCCAGTAACCATATCGCAAAATGTAATAATTACTTTTGTTTTTTTTATTGCTAGTGTATTGAGGGGTTATTTAGTTAGGAGATATTTTAATAAAAAAGAATGAGCCTAAAGAAACCTAAACCTAGAGATTACGTTATCAAAAACATTAAACAAAAAAAAGTATTATATTTACAGACGTGAACGAAAGTTTTATAAAAGAAAAGAGGCAAGTTATTGAAACTGCTTGCAAGAATATTTGCAAACATTCTGACATCTGGAAAGACTTAGCACAGGAAGTTAACATATATTTTCTAACGAATGAACTACCTAGCAACCTCAACAAAATAGATGGGTTTATATTCGTAGTAGCTTATAAGATGTTTCATTTATCGGGTTCTGAATTTAACCGCTTGCATTTTGATAATGTATTAAGAGAATCTACTGAGTTAGACTACTTAAAGTTAAAAGATATTCCGTATATTAGTAACAACGTTTATAAGGAGTATTTAGAGCAAGTGAAACAACTGGACGAAATGGAACGTATTTGGGTCGAAGAGATAGTTAAAAGAAACCTATCTATAAAACTATTCAGCGACCATACAGGAATACATAGAGCCACAGCAAAAGAACGAATGGAAAGCATTTACAATAAATTAAGAAAACAAAACAAATGATTATAATAATAATATCAATTTTAGCAGTACTAGCATGGACTAGCCTTTTTAAACAAACCTTTTCAACTAAGGAGGGGTTTAAATATGTTTACCAACCGATAAGTAAAATACTTTACACTTTAGACTTTAAGCCTTTAAATTGTGCTTATTGTTTATCTTTCTGGATAGGTCTAGGCCTTAGTATTGGTTCACTAGACATTACTTATATGGTTATATTTTTATATTTCGCAAGACAAAACTAATGGACTACAGAGAACTTAAATGGGGAGCTTTAAAGAGCTATGCAACTAAGCTAGGTATAAATACTAAGGGAATGACTAAAGCGGTTCTTTTAGAGTGGTTGGATGCAATGCCAGATGTAGCGCATGGAATAGAGGAGCTAACACCATTCACTGGAATAAAACAAGAACACCCATTATTTGAGGAGGTAAAAGACTATCTACCATATTTAAAAGCCTACAAGAAATTGAATGCTATTAGTAGAGACCCAAAAGTAAACGAAGCAATAGCTACTTTGTTTCTTAAATACATAGAGCAAGACAAAAATATAAGGTTAAACTTAGGTTGTGGAATATGTAAGCAAAGATATTACCAAAGAATGATAGCAGGCTATAACAGACTAGTGGAGGAGTATGGAGGAGAACGTATATAATTACTGCTTAGAAGTGCATGAGGATGGGCAACTTTACATGGTTACAGAGTACATGAATGGATACATAACTATATGGGCAGCGAATGCAACTATAGAAACAGAAGGAGAAGTATATTTTATAAATTTGTATGAAGATTAAAAAGAAACATTATAAAGCTCTACAGTACGCCTCACTTATTCAGAGGTGGAAATACTTACCCCCTAACTTTATTTTTGAAGTAGTGCAAAATAGCGAGGTAAACGAACAGATGTTAAACAGAAATAGAATAGAGAGGAATGATAAAAGAATTTGAAGAAATGGACTGGAGCAAAGAATATACATATAGAGATAAAAAGATATACATAAGTCACGAGACTAAAAAGTATATAATCTGTTCTTTTAATGAGAATGGAGTAGGAAAGTTTAAACTAGAAAAGAGCGAGTTCTATGGATAAGGAACTAACACCTAAGGAACAGAAATTTGCAGAGCTATGTGTAACACTAGGTAACCAAACAGAAGCCTACAGACAGGCTTATAGCCCAAAGAATAAAGATGCTGAATGGATAAAAGTTAATGCTTCACAGTTAGCAAACCAAACTAACATAGCACTAACTATCAACAAACTAAAAGGAGAGCTGTCAGAAACGCATGGAATAGACAGAGCTTTTATACTACAAGGTTACTTACAAATCATTTCAGATGCAGACTATACATTCCAATTAGGAGCAGACAACACACTAACCAAAGAAGATAAACAAGCCTTTTACAGAATCATGAACCAAACTAAGAACACAGATAAAATAAGAGCCTTAGAAGCTATCTCTAAAATGATGGGATTGAATGAGCCTGAAGTGATAGAGCATAAGCATACTGTCAAAACTTATAAAACAAATTGGGGTTAAATTGGAGGAGGTAGACCTATATCGCCCACACCCAAAACAAAGGGAAATACACAAAGCCTTAGACACAGATATAAAGTATTGTATTGTTTCTATAGGTCGGCAATTTGGGAAGTCTACACTAGGCGAGAATCAAAGTATAAAATGGGCTTTAGAAAATAGTCAATGGAAAATTGGTTGGGTTAGTCCAATATACAAGCAAGCTAAGAAAGTATTTAAAGACATAGAGAAAGCTGTAGCAGGCTGTCCGTTTATTACAAACGTAAATAAAGGAGATTTAATCCTAGAGTTCGATACTGGCAGCACAGTTCAATTCTACTCAGCAGATGCATACGATTCTATAAGGGGAGAAACCTTTGACGCTTTAATATGTGATGAGTTCGCATTCTTTAAACCCGAAGCATGGAACGAAGTACTAAAAGCAACCGTATTAGTGCGAGGTAAGAAAGTTTTAATCTTATCAACTCCCAAAGGGAAAAACCAATTTTATAACCTATTCAATCTAGCAGAACACAATAGTAACTATATTTCATTTAGAGGTAGCTCATACGATAACCCTTTTATAGACCCCGAAGAAATAAGAGAAGCCGAAAGGAACTTACCCGACCATGTATTTAAACAAGAGTATCTAGCTGAGTTCTTAGACAATGGTAGCTCAGTATTCAGAAATACACAAGAATGCATTAAAAGCTCTAATAACACCTCTAGCCTTTATGCAGGGATTGACTTAGGACGCTCGGACGATTATACTGTATTAACTATTGTAGATTCAAACAATGTTGAGGTCTATTCAGAAAGGTGGCGTCACATGGAATGGAGTACAATAATAAACAACATAGTAGAGCAACTAAATAAGTTTAGACCGAATACCTTAGTAGAAAGCAACGGAGCGCAAGACGCTATCTTTGAGCAGATACGAAACAAGGTAGCATATAATAAAAATAGTATACAGCCATTTGTTACTACATCTAAAAGCAAACAGAATATAGTTGAGGATTTGATAGTTAAGTTTGAGAATAAGGACATAGGCATAATAGGCCATGACTGGCAGATTAACGAGCTAGAGGTATTTACTTATGAATACAACCTAAAGACTAGAGCTATAAAGTACAGCGCACCAGTAGGCTTGCATGATGATTATGTAATGAGTAGAGCAATAACAAACCATGCTTTAAAAACTATGAAAGCAAGCGGTAAGTATTTTGTATATTAATTATACAACTATTAAATAATTTTACAATAGACAATATGAGAATACCAAAGAGCCTAAAGGAGGTACTTGTAAAAGATTATATTAAAATCAATAAAATAAGGAGCGCAGAGTACGATAACCCTTTCACTAGGACTATCGACCTATTGTGTATTTTCAATAAACGAGAAGATGTACTAAAGTGCAAGCCTGCTGAGTTAGCTATTGACCTTTCGCATTTATTAGTAGAGCCTAGCCGAACTCTAAAACAATACTTTACTATCAACGGTAAAAGGTACGGAATAGTTAACCACATTAATGACTTGGAGGCAGGGCAGTATATGAGCTTTACAACTTACTTAAAAGGGTTTGCGGATAATCCAAATGTACATATAGAGCAGATGCCTGACATTCTAGCTAGTGTTATATTCCCAGTAGACAAAAATAATAAGGTTATGGCAATAGAGCCTAGCTACTTTAGAAACCTAGCAGATGACATAAGAAACACTATGTCTATTGAAGATGCTTACCCTATTGCTGTTTTTTTTTGCAATCTATCAGCGAGCTTAATGAGCTTTACGCAGGACTATTTGAGTCAGAAACTGGAAACGATGACAGAACAGAGCAGGAGCGCGATTTTGGA